GCTGGATAATTTGATAAAAAGGCTCCTTCCATACTAGATGTAACCATAGTGGAATGTTGTTTAGCCACCCCTCTCATCCGCATGCACATATGGGTTGCCTCAATGATACAAGCAGCTCCTTTAGGTTCTAGGTACTGCATCAGAGTCTCAGTTACTTGTTGCCCAATCCTTTCCTGAATCTGTAACCTACGGGCAAAGATATCAACCAACCTAGCAAGTTTGGAAATACCAATAACCCTTTCTCCTGGAATGTAAGCCACATGAGCCACTCCAAAGAAAGGTAACATATGATGCTCACACATTGAAAATAACTCAATATCTTTTAGCAGTACTATCTGATTATAGCCATCAGCCTCAAAGGTTGTAAATAAATCCTTTGGATCTTGATTATAGCCTTTATAGATTTCCTGCCAAGATTTAACCACCCGATTGGGAGTTTCTTTTAAACCCTCACGATCGGGATCCTCACCAATATATTGTAATTGGTTTAATAGATGTTCTTTAATAATTTCACTTGGAGTCATAGTAGTTCTTTTCTTAGTAAACAGTTATCACAAACCCCACACTCGGGGATAAAATAGCAAGAGTAAGTTTTCTCAAAATTAACACCTAACTCTTTACCCTTAGCAATTACATCTTTCTTTGACCAATGTCTTTCATAAAATGGAGCTCGAATTCTGACTTGATGAGATAATCCAACATTTGAAAGCAGATTCATCATGTCTACAAATTGAGGAGAATTATCACCGGTCATCAATTTATAAGTCCGGCGCTTTTCCCATTCCTCTTCTCCATATAGATAACCAACCAATAGCTCATCAATCTTATTGGCTGAGCAGTATGCCAGAGCGTAAGCTAACATAATCATATTACGACCTTCAATGAAAAAGTCTTGATACCTCAATTTATCCCAATCTTCAAGAGGCTTATTCTCATTTGGAGTATAGTTGGGGGTGAATAACCCTTTAGTTTTCTGCCATTCTCCGAAGGAAATTTTGATTATCTGTAACGGATTGATAGATAATGTCTTTATATGATGTTCAAGCATTTCTACTTGCTTTGCAAATGCCACATGTCCATAATCAACTGATATTGGAGTGGGATTGGAGTCTTTAAACATATGCAGGAGAACAGTTGAATCTATTCCCCCGGTAGCCATTACAGCTATTTTAGGTTTATACATCTTTTAACCTCCTCTGTTTCTAATTTACGATTTTTATGTAAACATTCATCATAAAACTTATTCAGGAATAATCTAGGTGAAGTTTCAAATAATTCCTCACATTGAATTGAATTGAGAGTCAGAGCAACATATTTCCTTATACAGCTTCTGCAAATACCACAATCAATTTGTTTTCCAGCATAACAGCTTTTAGTGTATTCAATCAATCTTTGAGGATCATTTCCTGCTGCAATATATTCCTCGACTAATTGAACTTTAGTATGATTTTTAAAAGGCATAAATATTTCATAGACCTCATCAGGAAATGGAGTTTTCTCGGGAATACCTGCAAAGTAATTTAGTAATCCCTCCATCTGAGCTTTGAAGACATAATCTTTATCCCTAGTAGTATCTCCAGCAGTAAACGCAAAATAAACATTCGTAGAGAATTGAGCCCCTAATAAAGCAATGAAATGATTCCTGAAGGGGATGATCTTATTTGATAATTCAAAAGAGGCAAGGGGCATATCAGTTTTTAGCACCCCTGGAAAGTATTCATCTAATAACTTTTCCTCTTGTCGGTTTTCCTCGGTCCCCATTCTCACGAATAGACACTCACTATTTTTAAAGCCATGAAGTTCTTTTAGAATAAAAGAATCTAAACCACCACTAAACATTAATATTCTATCCATTGTAGACCTCCTGCATTTTTATCATCAATATAAACATCAGCTCTGAGCTTATCCATTACTAAAGCGTGATACTTAATACCTAATATAAAAAGCTCTCTTTCAGTCTCTTGTCTGATTGAGGAACTTCTTGATGTATGAATAACAATCAGATTATTAGGATTCTCGTAAAGAGTGTTTACTTTCTCAGGAGATATCCTAGCAGTCCCATCAAAATCAATTGCTATTACTCTCATTTTGAAGCCTATTTAAGTGATTGCTATAGTTAACCGGTACTCTTATAAGCAAAAATTGGATGGAGAAACTTAACCCTATCCAATTTGCTTTTAATTGATGATTTAGGAATTAAAGGTTTTTATCATTTTTACCCATATCCCCATAAGCCTTTTCGTACAATTTCAAACGACCATCGGCTTTAGCTTCTGTGAAATCAAGCTTCTCCATCATAATCTTTACAACTCCTTCTCTCTTTTTGCTCTTTTTAATAGCTTCGCGAATAATTGAGGTTTGATTTACTTTGGGAGAATCCGATTTTCCTTTTGAAGCAGGGGCTTTTTCTTTCCCTTTCTTTACCACTGGTTCGTCTTCTTCGTCTTCTTCATTATCGTCCTCAACGATAGGATTCTTTTTACTTTTTGCACTGGAAGCAGACTTCACAGATTTGCTTTTCTTAACCGGTTGATCCTCTTCCTCAATATCTTCCTCCTCTTCCTCAATATCTTCCTCCTCTTCCTCAATATCTTCCTCCTCTTCCTCAATATCTTCTTCGTCAGGATCTGGTTCCACCTTAGCTTTTGCTTTATCCTTTTTAGTAGGTAATTTACCCTCTGGAACTTTTGCTCCAATATCTTCCAGAGTTCCAAGGGTCTTTACAGAAACATCATCCGTAGGTTCTAATAGCTCAGAAGCTTCCTTTAACTTGATGATGAGGTCTTCATCCTTAGCCTTTACATTAATCTGCGGTTTTCCGGCTTTATCAGGGCCGATGATCTCGTTCAATTCCTCTGCTGCCATGATTAGGTCTTTCCTTACAACTTTTGTCATTTTACTTAAATTTAAGTTACTAATTGATTAAACGTTTATGAGAATATAATATACAATTTGAATTGATTTGATTTAGGATAATGCTACTTTATTTTCCAAATCTTATGCTGCTGGACTGATAACCTCCATCTAGGCTCGGTTTTCATAATATACTCAATAGTCTTATTTAAGGCTATTTCCTGTATTTTATCCTTTTCCTTTCCAACAAACATAGGACTCAGATAATAATAATCGGCTTTTGGTAGAGAATCAATATTAGGTAAATCTATCTCATCACTCCAATTATTGATAGGAACAATGAAACGGAATTCATTAATTTTATCTTTTACCATCATTCCACACCAATCTTTCTTAGGAAATAAATTATCCTCTAATAAATGACTAGGAACCTTTGGGCTTACCACCACATAATCCAATCCACGAGGAATTGGTAGGGTTCCATTGGTCTCAATGGCTTGCTTATATCCTAAATCGTGGAAGTAGTTAATAATCTCCTCATCTAGCTGCAATAAGGGTTCCCCACCGGTCCAGACAATCCATTTAATAGGATTAAATAAAGAGATGTATTGATGTATAGATTCTACCGTTCTCTCCTTTGCTCCGGTAATAAAATCAGTATCACAATACCAACAATTCTTATTACAGCCTGCAAGGCGGATAAAGATTGAGGCTTCTCCCGCTCTGCCTCCTTCCCCCTGAAGGGAAGAAAAGATTTCTACTACATTAAGATTTTTCATAACGGGCGGTGGTTTTAGGAGTTTCCGATACTTCTACGGCATACAGCTCGGGAATCCAAACATTAAATAAATCAAAAAATAGTTTAGCCATATTCTCAGCGGTGGGATTAATAAAAGGCTTTCTATCTACCCCAGCGGTTTCCATATCAAATGGTAATAAAACATCATTCAAATGTCTGTGGTCTAATTCTAAATCAATCCATTTTTTAATCGGTTCCAATTCCCGATAATCCTTAATAAACCCCACGGCATCCACCACAGAGTTTCTCAGTTCCACGGTTACCACATAATTATGCCCATGCAATCTGCTACATGGATGGGTTTCTGGCAGTCCTATTAATTGATGGGAGGCACTGAAGGCGAATTCTTTTCTAATGATGTACATAATATTTCAAGTTTTAAAATTGATTTCAAAAGTAAGCAGGGATCTATTCAGGCCTAAAACCACTACGGAGAAAAAGCCTTTCGAGTCCTTACGGCAAAAGAACGGGCAAATAAACCGCTCTTCATCGAGATCCCTGCTCTGAGATTATAATATACAATTGAGTTTGATTTCATTTAGGGAAACCATATATCTTTTATGGAATTGAGATTTTACCCATTCCCTTTCCCTCCTAGATAATTTGGATTTCCACTGCATTATTAACTCATACTCCTTTACAATATCTACGGTAGGAGTATTATTACTTCTGCTTAATCCTACCATTCCCTGCATCACTAATACTATACCAAGGTATTTAGACATTGGTTTCTTAGGGGCTTGAGGACGGGAGGTATATTCTACCCCATTAATTTTAAAGGTTTCCATACTACCTCTTTTTTCTTTTATGATAGTTAAATCCTACCTGAGAACCCCCACCAGAAGCATAATACCTTGCCATGCTACTAGGCTTTTTATTACTTGCCGGAATCTTAGCCACCTCGTTGACATGTCTCTTTTCTGAGGGTTATAAGTTTTCATAATGGTATATTGTTTTTAGAAAATGGAACCTGTTGCCATACTTTAAAAAGATGTTCTATCCGAATATAATTTATGGTAGGATCGTCATACTCCTTTATTTCCGATTCCTTTCCATGAAAACTATTATTAGTAATATCTATCATGGCCTGTTGTTTTGCTAAGGGATTAGAAAATCTACCTATTCTTGGTTTCTCATTTTTTATTCTTTTCATATCTGATTAGTTTAAAAATAACTTCCTAAAAATGGTTGCCCTCGTTTAAGGTTTTGCAGTACATGAATCACATTATTAACGCTGAAATCCCCCTCACGGACTACTATCTCATTAATACGCATTATACCTATCTTCTTTTCCCTGCCGAAAGGATCCTGATTAAGCCCATACATGGCGGTCACATGAGCATATTTTCTTTTGTCCTCAGAGAAGTTTTTGAGACTCAACAGGTCTTTGGTATAGCTGTCGGCATCGGCTTGAGTAACCGTGATAACCAAAGGAAAATGCCCTTCCACCTCCTCCTGAGAAAGACTCCTCAGCTCTTTCCATATCTCATTCTGCTGATGCCGAAAATCCTGCTTAGAGCTTGCTACTAATAAATCAGCATAATCCACAATGATGATTCTAGGCACAAAACCGGTTTCCTTCCTCTGCTTATGTAGTATAGATTTAATTTTATGTACGGTAAGAGTCCCGTTGGCATGCGTGGAGAGCATCAAAGATCGCTTATTCCGGATAAAAAACTTTCTCCAAATCCTCTTAGCCTCATTGATTCCTATGGGATTTTTTACCTCAATCTTTCTCACCCAGGCGGCTCCCCAATGCCTCTGCTTATATTCCTTACAATTCCAGCATGGTTTGTATTCTGGATTATCTTCATATGCCTGCTTTAAATCTTCTAAGGTTATTTCCTTTCTGATCTGCTTTTCCGGCATGTTCTCAAATATACCACCATCGCATTCTCTTTCCGGCCTGCTGCAATCCCCTCGCTGATTGAATACACAATCCCGCACCGGTTCATACATCTCGCCGCAATATTTCTCAAGGTCTGATTTCTTGGCAATATTGATGCAAAACCGCCTTATCTGAGCGCTCTCACTCATATCTCCGGCTTGAAAGAAAGCCACCGGCATTCCACACTTTACTCCCCGTTTAGCCAGCTCCATCAGCCAGAAGGTCTTTCCTCTTTTCTCTGATCCCATCAATGCCACAAATCCTCCTTCCACCAATTGATGATTCCAAAACTCCCCCAGCTGTTTAGGAAAGGTTATCAAAGGGGTTGCCGCCTCCGCGAAAGCCTTTTCTACCGCCTCTAGGGATGACCTATCCTGAAAATTAATAGAAGAGTCCTTTTCCGGAACTAGACTATGATAGGATGCCGCCAGGGCTTCCGCCTCATCAGTTTTCCCCTCATCCAAAAGTGCTTCTACCTGTTGATTATGTAATCTAATACTTTTTTCAAGAAAAAATTCCTTAGTTTGATCGATCAGATGGGGTATATTTAATCCCTCTTTCAAAAATTCCTCATTAAGATCGGGTAGTATATCCTGCTCAATCTCTTCCGCCACCTCCTTAGGCAAACCTCTTTTTAATTTCTGATAATAGATATCAATAATTGTTATTCCAGGGGCTTCCGCATACTTGTCAAAGAACTCAATACACCAAGCAGCTATTCTTTTAGCCATACTGGATTCAATCAATCTAGGATTAAAGTAATCCCGAACTTGTCTAACATACTCTGTAGAGGCAATTAGTCCAATGACAATTTTACGCTCAATATTTTTATTAGCCATTTATTTTGCTTTAGGTCTACGATCTTTGGAGGTTAATTGGATTATCTTACACATGGAGGAGATACGAGAGGTAATTCGATCATCCCCAAGTTTCTCAGCTAATTGATTTAGGTTTAGATTGGAGGTGAAGAAGGTGGTCTTTAAACCTTCATATCGGTTATTGATAATCATATATAAAATCTGATAACTCCACTCACTAGTTTTTTCAATATCAAAATCATCCAGTATAAGTAAATCATAATCTGAATACCTTTCTATTAAATCCAATTCATTTTCTCCCACATGCTCCTTGCCATAACTGGAACGTATCTCCAGCAGTAAGTTTGTTATAGGAATAAATTTATAGGTAAAATCAGAGCAGGTTAGATATCTATCCTGATGGATCTTCAATAGATGCTTTATGGTCAATATAGTTTTTCCGGAACCAATCTTACCATAAAAATATCCCCCATAAAAATATCCCCCATCCTTTAGGTCGGTCAATTTTTCCAATTCTAGGTCAATGGATAATAAAACCACTTGGATTCTCGGGGTGAAGGATTTAATAACCTTTGGAAGTAATACCTCTTTCCATCTTTCTAATGTTCTCATATTACCAATTTATTAGAATCATAATCAATGGTATTGTCAGTTATATATTGACGGCTACCCAAAGATTGTTTTGGTTTATTATATTGTGGTTTATTTTGTCTTTCCATGGCCGCCTCTAATTTTATAAATTTATCCCGGAGGGATTTACCGGACTCTATTACCGGAATATATTGCCCCCCGATATTCTTTTTATACCACTTCAAGGACTCTTTAATCCTCTGGATATCTACTGAGGATATTTCGGATAATTTTCTAATCTCATCCGCCCACTGCTGTATTCTATTGGTAGGGGTGGTTATATTTTTATTGGTCTTAATAATCTTTGCTAGATATCTTGCTACTGGGAGGTATATTTCATTCTTACTTTTATTGGAAGATATTTTACTTTTATTTTTTTGGGAGGAATGTAGCAATTTCTCGCCTGCCGAGAAATATATATTTTTATCAGCATTTATATTATTAATATTTAAAGCATTTATATTATTAGAACTTAAAGCATTTCCCTCATGATTTTCCACACTGTGGAAATTTCCACCCTCTGGAAAAACCTTAGGGTGGAAATCTGAATTTCCACCCTGTGGAAAAACCTTAGGGTGGTTTTTGTCTGAACTCCAAATAAAATTTACCTTAATATACCAAGCAATTATTCGGTTTTCCGAGTTCCGGCAACAAATATCCTCTATTAATTGCAATCTGATTAATTCCTTTTTAATGGTCCTCACTCTTTCCTCTGCCCAATGTAGTCCGTTGGCGGTATAGATGGTGGTACATTTAGGTTTATTTGTTCTCTGCCATTTTGCGGTATAATAATAAAAGCAGTATAGGGCTATTAAATCTCCGGGTTTATCCTCCTTTAGAAATTGATCCAAAAGATATTTGGATAATACTATTGGTTCCTGCTGGGAGTCATATACAGCTCCATGAGGTTCAGGAAGGTGTGTTCTTTCCATAGCAATTAGATTAAATATAAAGACCTTGTAGGTTTCGGAGTGGCAGCCCCTAGTCCCTACAAGGTCAAAAAATAAATATCTTTGTTTCCGGTCTGCCAACCAGAATCACTACTTCAATACAATGGGTCAAAATTAATAAATACATAATTAAACTCAAAATTAATTTATAAAAACCTGATTATTAATTAATTATAAGATTATTTAATTAATTGTTTTACAATATAATCGGCTTCCTTTTGGGACATCTTTCCGGGGTCTCCTTTAATATCCACCCGAAAGGAATCAACACCTCTAAATTTGAGATCTGCTACTAAGGCATTGGCCTGTAGTTTTGCCTGTGATTCCCCACCATCAAAACAGACTGGAACCCTTTTAAATAAAGAGGCAATTAACCTAACCTGTTGAGTGGTGTATTTAATACCAAAGGTACCAAAGGAATCAAACCCAAAACGCCATACATCTGTAATACCTTCCACTGCTATACCAGTATCTCCCCACATATCTTGTCGGCCGTAAATAATATGTTTGTGTTTTATTATCTCCCTATTCTCAGGACAGGCAAGGTATTTCATGGGATGTCTATCACTGATATATCTAGCTTGAAAGGTGACTTCTTTACCATCCCAATAGATTGGAGCAAATATTCGGTTAGAGTAATCAATTTTATCTAATCTACTTACGGGACCGGTTCCTAGTAAGTCCCAATCCCGTTGTAATTGTTCTGGATCAAAGCCTCTTTTTAATAAATAACTGATATGTCTCTCTTCCATAGGTCCTGTATTACTGGGGTGTTTGTGGGATTTGGTATTTAATTTTACTACAGCATCTTTGGTTTTATATGATAGACCTACATATTGTTTTAAAAGTTTTTTAGCATCCTGTTCTGATATATTTAGCAGTTTGGCAATCGAGGAGGAGGGGGAATGCCATCCACATCTCCAGCAGAAAAATATCTTCCCATCAAGAGTAGCCCCCAAGTGTAATCCCTCGTGCCCCGCCTCACTCCTACAAAAGGGGCATTCCGTATTGACCCATCCCGGTCGGCAATGTTTATGTCCCTCTGTACGAGCTTGAATATTATAATCAGAAAATAATTGAACTATGTCTGTGGTCATAATATTAAAAATAAGGCTTGTTTTTAAGTGATTTTATTTCCCCTTATACTTTATATTGGCTAGGGGGAGATAATTAAAGTATGTCCTATGAAAATGGGTTAGTTTTTAATGTATTAGATTAATTTAATATACAATTTTGAGGGGTTTCATTTAGGACCTGTTTTATTTCTCTAATTGAATCCCAGATTTTTGACCACGACCAGCCTAATTCTCTTAATTTTTCCACTACTAATCCCCTAGCCTCTTTGGGCATTAGGCAGGCAAATTCTTGTCTAGATTTTAAGATAATATCAATAATTTCCTGGCAATATGCAGGAAAACTATCATAAAGTTCAAAAAATGGTATAGGATTGGTTCCTTTTTGAAGATAATCAATTTCCAAATATTTGAGGGACTGTTCTTTAATGCAGAAATTAATAAGTCCATTTCTTATGCAAACCCATGAATAATAGGGACTATTATTAATACCTTTCTTTACCTTGCCTCTAGTAAGTTGAGATTCTAAATAAAGTGTAATAGCCTCACTTAGAAGTTCTTTAAAAGGAATTCCAGTTTTGTAATGGAATTCCCAAGCTATTTTTCGTACTAAATTAATATTTTCCATTTTGTATCTCCTGATTTTGTTTGTAAATGGTATACGATTTTCAATTCGTTTAATTTGAGCCTCATGTCTGGCAATGATCTTTTTAATCTCAGAGTGAGAAAGTCCAGACAGGGTGTGTTTTCTCTTTAGTTCTTTCTTTAAGGAAATTATACAGCTATTAGCCGTGACAATTTCCCTTCTCATTAATAGTTCCGCATTTTTCATTGTAGTAGGTTTTATTGTTTATTAAAAGAATTCATTAACTCTGTAATCAAAGAAACATCATCTCCGGTGCCTCCATCTAGCAATAGGTTTAATATTTCCCTCTTCTTATCAATCAATGCCCCGATCTGTTCCTCAATGGTATTGGCTGCTAAAAGGAATATAACAAATACCTGAAACTTCTGACCAATCCTATGTAGGCGATCAATGGCTTGAGAAAGCTCACCGGGGGTCCATGGTAATTCTAAAAATATCACATTGGAAGAGGCGGTAAGGGTTATGCCGACCCCCGCCACCTTAATATTACCTACAAATAATCGGATTGCTGTATTGGTCTGAAAATCAGCCACAGCCTCCTCCCTCTCTTTCATAGAGGTTGACCCATCCACTTTAACGGTAATATCTGGAAAAGCTTTATACAATAAATCAATAATTTCCTTGTGTACTGCAAATACTACTAATTTTCCACCTCCGTTGAGAAAATCCTGTATCCATTCAATGGCTTGAGGCATCTTACCTTTCACCGCCAATTGTTTTAATACCTCAATCCTGCCCAGTACCTCAGCATTTGAGGCTCGGGCAAAAGCCTCTTCCCCTCTGTTAATCTTGATATAGTTTAGAAAATCAGCAGAAGCCTTCATATACTCTGCCTCGTTATCTAATTCCAGGGGGATAAAGGAATATTGTTTATCAGGCAAATCACTCAGTACATCCGACTTGAGCCGGCGTATCATAATTGATTCTGTCAATATTTGATGTAGTTCCCGGGTATTACTTTCCCCATTAAAATTCCAACCAAATCCATTGTTTTTAGCATCACAAAATCTTTGCCCAAATATAAAATAATTAGGAAACATTCCGGGGGCTATCAGTTTGATTGAATTGAATATTTCAATTGGTCTGTTTTGTATTGGGGTTCCAGATATGGCAATAATGTGAGGAATAGTTTTCCCTAAACTCATCACCGCTTTACTTCTCTTAGCCTTTGAGTTCTTAAAATAATGACATTCATCTGCAATCAATACCTTTGCTTTAATCTTAATCAATATCTTTACCCAAGCGGGCAAGATATCATAGTTAATCACGATGATTTCCCCGATTATAGGGGTGGTAGTGTCTTTACCGGATATGATTTGAACCCTTGGGGATTTCATCCAGTCAAAGGCTTCTTTTTTCCAATTTAATTTTAATGAGGCCGGAACTACTATGATTACCGGTCTTTTCTCAGGATGTAATTGTAACCAAGCCAATACCTGAATAGTCTTACCTAATCCCATTTCATCTGCAATTAATACCCGTCCATCATGGGATTCAATAAAGGATACCCCTATACTCTGATATGGAAACAACGTTTTCCTCAGGTCAGGAATAGGAATATCCTTCAGGGTTTTTAGCTGAGAGGACATCCGTTTCAGGTAGGTGGATAACCCCTCATCCAAGGTAAAGCCCCATTCATGTAACTTTTTGATGTGACTCAGGCAGAAAGGACAGGTCCAGTATTTGGTAACCTCGTTATGATACTGCCTTCCTACCAGAGTCTTTACCCGATCTAAGTCCGTGGCATTATAGGAAAAGATAATTTTAATACTTCTTTCCCCGGTAGAGCTACTAGTAATATACTCAGCTTTTCTTATTAATTTGGTAGCAAAGACCTTTCCGGTACGTCTATCTACTTTTAGAGCTTTCATATATTATTCCTTTAGTTTATCACAGAACATCTTTATTACCCGTAAACATATTTGCTTACACTCCTTTTCAGTAAGGTAAGAACCTAGTACCACATTGAAAGCTGGCAAATAATTTTGAATAGTGTAGGGCTTTTTGTCAGCTTGATTATAACTATAGACTAAAACTTTTACAGAGCCCATAAATACACCAATACAAGGTAGGGTTAAGGAAGAAATTCTTTTAAAGGATACATATATATCCACTGAGTCTATATGTTTCTTAGAATCACTTCTTTTTAGGCCAGTTTCTAGCTTTTCTTTTGATCTTCTATTTCTTTCCATAGGTCCGTTACTATTAAAAATCGTTGAAAAGAACGCTCCGTAAATAGGAAGTATTGATCCTTATTGGTATCATATAATTCTTTTACGCAGATTGAATGATGTCTCCAGAGCTTCATTACTCGGTCCTTGAAGGAATCCTGATAGAAATGAAATCGCAAATCTTCAATCTCCATTACCTTAATTCCATTATAGAACCATTGATAACCTTCGTCGGTTTTAATCATTTGGAGAAGCAGCATTAAATCGCTCATGGCTTACATATCTGAGGGTAATCTATCCACATCTTGTCTGTGGAATTTATTTACATAGGAGAGCAGGTTTCTGTAAATTTCTTTTTCCTGCTCGGTAACATCCACTCCGTTCTTAATTAAGGCTAAGAAATGAAAGCCTATCTGAGTTCTGATTTTTAAATCTGTTTTCATTTTTAGTGAAGAACATTTCAGAGGTAGGCAGGAATAATCTAG